TCGACAAGATCGGCATGACCAGAGCAGCCTTCGGTGCTGAGCTCGGCTTCGGCAAGAGCTATCTCATCCGCCTCTCCCAAGGACGCCACTCGCACCTCGGATCCTCTGTCGAAGCACGGCTGTACAAGCTGGCTGAGGCCAAGGGCATCGACCTGGACGAAGAGCTGCTCGGTCAGTACGGTCCGTCGACCACTCTCGACGAGGCGTACAGTCACTGGGTGATGGAGCACCGCAGAGCTCAGGAGATGCCAGAGCCTGTCCGGGATACGAAGCTGAACCCGTTCCAGCGACTCGTGACGGCGGCGGGAGGGGTTGCTCGCATGTCCGCCCTTCTCGCCGCGCCAGACCCCCTTGTCGAACGCTACGCGAAGGGGAAGACCTTCCGCATGCCGCTGCCGATCATGACAGCGATGATCGACATGGACTACCCTCACATCAACGAGCTGGACAGTGCTATGCGAGCCTGGGAGGAGAAGCACCGTGAACGTGACTGATCCGTACTACATCGGAGCTTTCCCCTCTGTCGTGCAGCTCTTCAGCGGCATAGGAGTGCTAGTTATGCTGGGCTGGTTCTTCGCACCGAGGAAGAAGTGATGGGCCTCGCATTCGAGACAGACGGCAACGAGATCGTGACCGTGCATGTGGACGGGAGGGTGCAGCGCTCTCCCGTCCCTGCTGGCGTCAACCGAGACACGTTCCGAAACATCCTGGCGGCAGTCGACACACTGTACCGTCGAGAGGGTAAGTTCCCTGACGTCGAAGAGGTGTACGAATCATGGCCGAAGATCCCCAAGAAGACCTACAGCGCCGTATACGCAACATCGGAATTCAGGCAGGCCGTCGAGCACAGAGGCATCGCCATGTCCCCGAACTCTGGGTTGACCGCCGAGCAAAGTCTGGCGATCCTCACCCTGGCGAATCCGGACGGGAAGACTCTCCAGGCGAAGCTGAAGGGCATGGGTATCTCGCAGCCCAAGTATCAAGCCTGGATGCGCCAACCACTCTTCGCAGAAACTCTCCGGCAAAGGGCTGAGGACAACCTCGGGGACGCGATCCCACTGGCCCTCAACCAGCTCGTCGCCAACGCCGACAAGGGCGACCAGCGGGCCGTGATGGATCTCCTGGAGGTCTCCGGTCGATACAACCCTCGTCAGATCGAGGTTGCCAATGCCCGACAGGTGGTGCTCATCATGGTCGAGGCTGTGCTGAAGCACGTCTCGGCTAAGGATGAGAGAACCGCTATACTGTCGGAGATCGAGACGGCGATGACCAAGATGTCCATCGTCTCCGGCCTGAAGCAGATCGAGGACTGACATGCCTGCATACACCACCCACCTGAACCTGTACCTCCCCGGTGGAGGTTCTCTTGGCATCGGTGGTGACGACGAAGAAGCAGACATCGACAAGATCAACCAGAACATGCAGGCTCTCGACGCTTGGTCTGCAACCAGCGATACGCGCTTTACAGGTCTGGAAGGCTTCCAGACTACACAGACCGGCAGGAACCAGCAGTTCTCCGGGACTGCCGCCAATCTCGGTTCGGTCACGGGCATGAAGCGCGGTGATACCTACCAGGAGACAGACGACAACTTCCAGAAGTGGGAGTATGACGGCTCGAACTGGCTCCTGGCGATGAACGGGATGTATCTCATCTACCCCGCTACTGTCGCAGGGACAGGTGTATCGATCGACGCAGCAACAGGAGAAGTGGTCTTCGCTGCTGCAACTCCCGCATCAGGGATCACGATCAACGGGATTTTCTCATCTCGGTTCAAGAAGTATCGTCTAGATATTTCGATTGACTCTGCTGCTGGTGGAGACGGAAACACCTCTCTTCAGATGTGCGTGGCTGGAGTAGCTAATGCCTCAAACAACTACCACTACGTTTACAACGAGACATCTGTAGGCACAGGGCCTGCAAGGACCGGGGCATCGGCTGCCTCATCTGCCTTTTTGGGTAGGCACTCTACTGTCGGAGGAAGCACTCGACTGGAGCTTCTCAATCCTGCTTTGGCTTCTGTTAAATTTGGTAGATTTGAGAGCATCGATGGATCAACGATTGTTCGAGAGGGGGGGTTTGTCACCTCTGGAACAGTCAATGTTGTAAGTGATGGAGTTAAAATTGCTCCCGTTCTCAGCACCTCTATTACAGGACGAATTCGCGTCTACGGGCTGGCTTAGGAGTCATCATGGTACTCGTACAAACTTCCTCAGGTCAGCGCCTTAATCCCTCTGCTGCTCTGTCGTACGAGGCGCTTAACAAAAACTTTACAGCTGTGTTTGGTAAGCGACTGAGCATAACTTCAGGTGCTCGTACGTACGAGGACCAGGTCAGGATTTTCACGACTAACAATCAACTCACGCCGATTAAATGGTCTGCTTCTCGGGGGTACATCACTCGACAGTGGCAAGGCAGGACGTGGTACCTGAAGCCTGGCTACGCGACAGCCGCTGTTCCAGGTACAAGCAACCACGAAGATCCTCCAGGAAGGGCTGCTGATTTCGGGTCAGGGGTGCAGGCCCTAGGGTCCGCAGAGCACAACTGGATGAAAATGTGGGCAGGTGGTTACGGCTGGGAGTGGACAGGGCGAACATTCGTCACTATCGAGCCGTGGCACTGGGAGTACACTGGCTCCTGGTCAGGAACAGGCGAAAACACAACCCCTACGGAGGAAGACATGACTCCCGACGAGTCCTCAAAGCTCAACTACATCTACAACGCGCTCGCGAAGTCGTACGGCGACCAGCTCACGGCGATCATCAACGTGATGCGGTCGGAGCTGTCCCCTCAAATTGCTCAGGCGGTCCTGTTTCCTGGACAGCCCTACAACGGCTTCTTGGCTCTCGCCAACAACCAGGCCGCAATCATGAAGATGATCCAGACTCTGGACCCTGACGACGAAACTGACTTCACTGCGTTCAAGAAGGAGCTGGAGGCCAGCGAGAAGCGTACAGCAGAGTCAGTGAAAGCTTCTGTCGAAGGTCTCGCAGCCACTCTCCGAGCTCAGATCTCTACTTCAATTTCCGAGGGCCTGGATGAGGGAGTCACTATTCCTCCCGAAGCCATTGAAAACGCCGTGGATGAGGCGTTCGGTAAGATCTTCACCAACTACACCCCCTGAAAGGGCACTCTCATGAGCACTCCTCTTCCTACTCAGACGCCGAACGTCGTCATCACGAACCCCCGTGCTCGGCTGATTGCCCGCACCACGCTCGACATCATCGGTGTCGTGCTGGGCACGGTGATCGTGGTCGACGGAGCAACGGATGCGTTCAGCCTCACCGCTGTTACCGTCCCGTTCTTCGTCGGCTGGGGCTACCTTCGCGCCGCGTTCGGTCTCGGAATCGACAACACGAACACCCCGAAGTTCTGACATGGCAGTTCTCGACCCCTCGAACCTGAGTGCGCTCACGGCTGAGCAGGTCGAGGAGCTTCACCGCAACGCCGACACGGACGTGCGTCGTGAGTCTCTGCACCACACGCTCGGACCACGAGGAACGCAGGCTGCTGCTGGAGACCATACTCACAATGGCTCCGACAGCAGCCCGCTTCTCGGCGGTCTGACGATCTCCGGATCTCGTTCGTCGTCGGCGTCGATCACACCGTCCATCATCGCTGCTCTCGTCCGTCTCGGGATCACAGACAGCTCGACTGCATAGGACCTTTACAGTGCCTCAGAAGCGCGCCTCAGACAACACCCTGTCGGGGCTCCTGGAGTTCGCTCTTGGGGAGCTCGAAACTCCAATCCGCAAGGGCAACCGATTCACGTACACGCCGTACCCGAAGCAGGAGGAGTTTCATCGCTCGACCTGTCTGGGCCGGTACGTCGCAGGAGCGAACCGCGCAGGTAAGTCGGACGCTGAGGTCATGGAGGCGATCTGGTGGTGCACGAACACGCACCCGTGGCTGAAGCGTCCTGAGAGCTGGGGTCATGGAGCGATCAGAGGCCGCTTTGTCGTCGTCGACATCGTCAAGGGTGTCGAGGACATCATCCTGCCGAAGCTGAAGCGCTGGTGCGCGACGAGCGACCTGAAGAACGGCAGCTTCGAGGATTCGTGGGACGCCCGTACTCTGACGTTCACGTTCAAGAACGGATCGACGATCCAGTTCCTCACGCACAAGATGGACCTGGACAAGCATGGTGGTGTTCCGCTGCATTTCGTCTTCTTCGACGAGATCCCGCCGCAGAACATCTTCCACGAGAACATGATGCGACTCAACGACTTCCGTGGATTCTGGGTCATTGCCGCTACCGCTGTCGGTGGCATGGGCTGGACCTTCGACCGGATCTGGGAGCCGTGGGAGAATGACGACGAGGTTACCCTCCCAACAGGCGGAAAGAAGAAGGTCCGGGACTTCATCTTCTGCATCCAGCTCCGGCAGTCGGACAACCCGTATCTGGAAGCGAACGTCGACGACCGAAGTCTTTACAGCTTCACAATGGATGAGGCTGAGCGTCAGATCCGTGAAGAGGGTGCCTTTACAGCGAAGAGTGGATTCGTCTTCCCGAACTTCAGGAAGAGCACGCATGTCCTGGAGGCACCCCTGCCGCTGAGCACCTTCCGTAACTGGGCCTGGTACTCCTCTGTCGACTTCGGCTGGAACAACCCGACAGCGTGGCTGTGGCATGCCGTTGCCCCAGACGGCAGGATCTATACCTTCGCAGAGGCGTACGGCTCGAAAACGACGACGGGCGAGTGGGCTCAGATGATCCACGAGCGGGAGGCGGGCTTCGGAAAGGAGCCTGAGGTCCGTGTCGGTGATCCCGCAGGCAACCAGCATCAGATGAACACCGGCACGAGCGTCATCGCAGAGTACGCCCGCCGAGGGATCTACATCGGCACCGAGCGGATCCCCAAGGACCCGATGATCGGCATCGAGAAGATGCAGAGCTACTTCGCGATCCAGAACAAGACCGGCTGGGGTCGGAACACGCCGACGTGGATGATCTCCCCGAACTGCGTGAACCTCATTCGTGAGCTCCAGCGCATGCGCTTCGCCTCCTACGAGTCCGACAAGAAGGCGTACGACACGAATGCGAAGGAAGAGGTCCACAAGAAGGACGATCACGCCTTCGACTCTGCAAAGTACTTCGCCACGGTGATGCCTGATCTTCGACCCCTCATCGACGAGACGACAGATGGCAACCCGATTCACCTGACCTTCACGGAGATGATGGAAGTGCTTCAGAACGACTCTGGAGTGGCTTTCGTCAACCAAACGTGGGATACTTCTGAGGACGTCGAGGACTTCGACGAATACGCACGAGAGGCCACCCCGTGGGACGTTTTGCAGTAGTCGACGCACCGAATCTTCAGCCCGCCTATGACTACGTCACAGGCAACGCAGTAGGACCGTTCATCGACACCGGCAAGGACATCATCGGTCCGGGAGGCCGCATCATGGGCCGTCTCTACCTGTCGAAGGACACGGTCGAAGAGTTCGCTCGTGAGCTCGACCTGCTCGGTCCTCGTGCCAACAACTCTCTGATCGATGCCGCGTACCATCGTGGGAAGATCGACGCACTGAAGGAGGAACTCGGTGGAGATCTTCACCATGTCGCTGCTGTCCTTGGTCGCTGGCTCGACCATCTTCGTTCTGACGATGCTGCTGCTGAAGGAGAAGTCCCGCACGAGTGAACTGCTTCAGCAGCAGGCAGAGGCTCACAACGCTTCTGACATGCGTCAGGCTCGAATCATCGAGCAAGCATTCGCTCAGCTCCGAGCGGCAGACCCCTGGCAGTACCAGACCATCATGTCGATGAACGGTGCTCCGCTGTATGATGGCGTCTACGATCCATCCGAAGAAGCTGAAGCTCAGCGCATCGCAGAGCGCTCGAATAAGCAGGAAGAGCTAGAGGAGAACCTCAATGCCGAAGAAGCCTCAGTCCTTGATGACCTCTTCCCCGGCTTCCGTGGACACTGAGGCAGGAGCAGCACCTGCTGTCGCCACTGCTCCGGAAGTTCCTGGATTCGATCTTTACAGCTTTCGTGAGTCCCCTGAGGGCAAGGCTCTCGTGGCATGGGCTCAGAATGAGTTCTCCCGCAGCAAGACGATCAAGACGCAGAAGCAGCGTCAGTGGTATCTGCACATGGCCTTCAACTTCGGTCATCAGTGGATCGACATCCTGAATAGCCGACTCCCTGATGGAGCTTCGGGCAAGTTCAAGGCCAAGGCCGCTCCCCCCTACGTGCAGCGACGCACCATCAACCGCGTCCGGTCCTTCGTCCGCATGGAGCAGTCCAAGTTCCTGTCGACGCTCCCGACCGTGACCGCTGTGCCTGCCACGTCCGAGGAAGAGGACATCCGGGCCGCATACGCCGCTGAGCAGGTGTCGCAGAGCTACGCCTCGAAGAGGAAGTTCCGTCGCGAGTACAGCAAGGCCGTGTGGTGGATGATCATCACCGGCAACGGCTTCCTGAAGGCATGGTGGGACCCGTCTGTAAAGGACCTCACGTCCGGTGAGATGGGTGACATCATGTACAAGTCGGTGACGCCCTTCCACATTTTCGTGCCGGATCTCCGAGAGCGTGAGATCGACGACCAGCCCTACGTCATCCAGGCGATGGTGAAGCCGAAGCTGTGGTGCGAGCAGCAGTACCCCGAAGAGCTGAAGGACTGGACGGTCACCCCAACACAGTCGTCCGCGAACACGCTGCTCGACGACGCCTACATGAACCTCACGGACACGCCGAAGACCGAACTGGATGCGTGCACCATCCTGGAGGTCTGGGTGAAGCCGGGGACTCACAAGCACCTGCCGCAGGGCGGGCTCCTGATCCTTGTCGAGGATTGCCTTGTCGGTGCATATACCGAAGGTATGCCCTACTCGCACAACGAGTACCCGTACACCAAGATCGAGCACCTCAGCAACGATACGTTCTTCGCTGACTCCCCTCTCGTCGACCTCGTCGAGCTCCAGAAGGAGTACAACGAGTCCCGTACGCAGATCTCCCTTGCCGCGAAGCGCATGGGCAACCCTCAGCTCCTCGCTCAGCAGGGATCTATCGTTCCCGGACGGATGACGGGCGAGCCCGGACAGATCATCCAGTACCGGCCTGGCACGCCTCCGCCTCAGCCGATCCCCCTCCAGCCTTTGCCCGACTACGTCGTGAGGGTGCAGGACACGGTCCTGATGGACTTCGAGGACATCTCCGGCCAGCACGAAGCGTCGAAGGGCAAGGTCCCGACAGGGATCACGGCAGGAACGGCTCTCGCCTTCCTCAAGGAGACCGACGACAACTATCTGACCCCGCAGTACCAGAACATCGAGGACGCCTTCGAGCG